CAAATTGTTGTTGATACTGAAGCTAGTAATAGTCAAAGGATTGTGGCTCGATTTGATATAGGGCCGTTAGACACTAATGCGTTAACAGTTGATACCCTTTATTGGGGTATTCAGTTTGAAACTTCGGGAGGGGTAATTCCATTTAATGAATTACAAGGGATTCTAAAGATTGAAAATGATCGGGTTAAAACTTTAGTTTAAAGGTGCGAGGATAGAATGATTGACTTTCCAACTTTGTTTCCGAGTCTTGTTAAATACATCCCGAACTGGATGGAAAAGTTCTATCCTCGCATGACACAATTCGCACGGAGTGAGGAGAGGACTGGTAGAATGATTGACTTTGGAAACAGTACATTAAGACGACGTAAAACCAAAATAGCTAACTTTGCATCCTATCCTTGCGGTAATAAAGGTGTATTTATTCCCAGTTCTAAAAACTGTTATACCCATCCAAAAACAGGAAACAAACTCGATAAACCTCTAAAGTTTAAAGATTATGTTCAAGCTAGAAAAGAGGCTTTCAAAAAGTCAAAAGCAGGGGGTGAACTAAACGAAACAGAACAGGGTTTAGTTCAGGATGTTAATAGATTACAGGGAAAAGTAGAGAATAAACGCCGTGCTAAGGAGTTAAATAGTGCGGCTAAAACTATGGGAGCTAAAGCCATCCTCCCTTCTGGTATTGCCGAAGCTGACCCGAATAAAATCAAGGTTGACCCCAAACGATTCCAATATAAAATCATCGGTGAACAAACCAAATCCGGTGAAGTTGGTAGTTTATCCGGTGTCAAGAAATGGGATTCAAACTTAGGAGGAATTTTACAGGTATGGCGTGACCCCCGAAATGGAGATGTCAACGTTGTCAATGGTCATAACCGATTAGCACTAGCTAAAAAGCTAAATGCTCCCTCTGTTACGGTTAAGCTAATTGACGCTAAAACACCCCAGGAAGCCCGTGCTATTGGTGCATTAACTAACATTGCTGAAGGTCGAGGTAACGCCCAAGACGCGGCTAAATTCTTTAGAGATTCCGGTGTAACTAAACAGGAATTAGAGAAAAAAGGCGTACCAATGCGGGAGCGTATAGCTGAGGACGGGCTGGCATTAGCAAGTCTAAGTGATTCATTATTTAACCGTGTTGTACAGGGTCAAATCCCCGAACAGAGGGCTGTGGTAATTGGGGCTAAAATCAAGGATCACCGTCAACAGCAAGACCTTTTAGACTTAGTTGAGAAGGAAGAAAAACGAGGGAAGAAAATCAACAATGACACCATAGAAGAACTAGGGGATATGATTAAAAATACCCCAACAAAAACCGAGTCTCAAGGGGGTTTATTAGACTTATTAGGATTCACACCCGAAACCCGATCCTTAGCTGTTGAAAAAGCCCAAATTCAATCAGCTATTAAACGGCAACTATCCAGAGATAAACGGCTATTCTCTACCGTTGGCAAATCAAAAGCTGCTCAGGATTTAGAGAGGGCTGGCAATAAGATCAACATTGACGAATCCAATGAGATAGCGGAAACGGCAGAAAGAGCTTTAGGAGCATTTGATCAAGAGAAAATGCTAACAGGTAAAGTCTCTGACTATCTCAATGCGGCTGCCGAAAGATTGTCGCTTAATCGAAGAGGGCAGGATAAAATTATTAAGGAAACTTACGAACAGGTATTAGATGAATTACAAAAAACTTACCGCTTCGGAAAAGGAGCAAGTCCTAAACGAAGTGAGGGATTATCAGAAATTGACAGAGAAGAAGAACGCATCCAAAAAGCTAAGCGAGAGCAATTTGAAAAGGCGAAAAAAGCGGGTAACTTAGAGTTATTCAGGGCATCAGCTAGGCTTAAACTCGCTCAATTTGCAAAACCCGGATGCTGTTGTGATGCCTCCAAACCTTTAAGACACCGAAAAACAAAGCAAACCCCTAGACTGAAAAGAAGGGGGACTCGATATGCTTGATCCTATATGTCTTAAATTAGCTAAATATTTGCAGGAGTGGTTAAATTCTGAACTTAAAAAGATTGACCCTAATCTGATCGCGTGTCGGGATACAGTTTGTTATGATGCCGTCAATCCTGACTTATCGCGGTTTCCATTACTCAAAGTTTATCGGTTATCTGACAACTTTGAGTATGGACACCCGAAAAGCCAAACCAGCTTTGTAATTTCCTATTGCCTATCATTCCCAGATCAGGAGCTTTTGCCGGGCATTTTGAGATGGGTTAGTTGGCAATTAAACGAAGCTCTAACTCAGTGGAAAGAGTCTAAGAACTGTTCCCCAATCATAGCACAAGGAGGCTTTAGATCCGAGTATAGAATCATGGTAAATGAACTATCTCAACCTGTCTATGCTTTCTTGCGTTTTAGTTTTACTGGAATTGATTATTTAGAGGCTTAAAACAATGGCTCAATCACAACGTGACGCGGTAACGTTTCAGTTTATTGCCAATACCAACGCAACGCTAAGGGATTTAAAAACCGGACTCGTTTACAACTGGAAAACCCCATCCAACATTGCCATTAACCCTAACCGCCAAACTCGGAAAACAACCCGACGCAACAACTTAGGGGAAAACATTACCGACGATATTCTAATTCAAAGTTCTGATCCCGTAGCAACTTTGACCTACTCAGGTTTCAATTTTGAAATGCTTGCCTTTGCTATGGGAAAACAACTTGAATCCGGCACTTACGACGTTACTCAACCCTTCCAAGTTCAGGCTAAGACAGCCACTTATGCGGCTGCAACAACTGGACAGGTGGGATTTGGTATCGTTGCCGATGCCGAGACCTACGGCTCGAAAACCGACATTGCCGGAGCTAAAAAATCGGTTCCTTTAACCCAGCAGCCCTTCGCTAGTTTTTCGGGAACAACTGCTAATACTTTTGCTGTTGGTGCTAATCGGGCTTTGAAATTTTCCGATAACTTGGTTGAGGACGGAGCATTTGTTACCCTTTCAATTAGTCGGTCAATCGCTGGCAATTCTATGGGTGATCCTTTGAATGCCCATGAGTTTTCTGGGTTAGTCGTAGGGACTGATAAACGGGTAATGATTATCTATATTCCAGAGGTAATTATCGATCCGTCTCAAGGTCAATTTGATCCTAGTTCTGAACAGCTACAAATCCCTATGCAAATCATCCAACCCCTTGATTGGTGTGACCCGTTCAAACTAATCGACACCGCAGAAACCGTATATTGTGCAGCTTAAAAATATGACTGAGATTAAAAAAAGACAACCGAGACGGACTGCAACAGTTAGTTATTATGACCCGATAACAGGGGAATTTATCACCTCTGAATTAATCACAGCTGCACCCTTTGTTAAATGGGGAAAAATTGCAGAAATTCAGAAGTTAATCCTTGAGTTGTATGTCGAGATTGGGGGATCTATCGGTGACTTGTTTTGCGATGAAACCTTTATCCCCCTATGCCAACAATTGTCAACATTAATTCCTGTTGTCGGTCAAACCCGTCCGATTGATTTTCAGGCTTTAGTCGATGCTGATGACTGGCCCCAAATTACCCGACTATTTGTTACCACATCCTATGATGAGGCAGGGAATCGAGATGTTGACGCTAAAGGCGAAGCCACTTTAATCGAGCCTGGAGTAATAGCGGATCTGCACAATCTCAATTTTTTGCAAATCCTAGTGGACAAGGAGAGGGAACGGCAGAAGATACGGGAACAGGAACTCGCAGAATTAGAGGCAGTGGAAACTACGAAGTAGACCTTCTTGCTCAATTGATTGAAGCCTACGAACCTCAAGGAGCGATCGCACTTTCTAATGAATACCCTGCGGAGTTTCTTGAGTGTTTGTTATTCCAAACTGTTGAGCATAGAATGAGCGATGAAGACAGAGCAAAACGTCAAGCCGAGGAAACCTTGAAAGATCAAAAAGCTGATCTCCTAAAACGGGAATTGAGGATCTCGATTGCAGGGGAACAGATACCACGGATTCTGTCTATGGCTTCATTTTTTCCAGATGCCAACATGGGGGAAAATGGGGATTAAACTTAGCATTGATTCATCAGAAATCAACAAAGAAATTAAACGAATTGCAGGGTTTAAATTAAAAGCTGAGGATATTCGAGCCGCCGCCCCTGCTATTCGTTTGATGATGCAAGAAGATGTGGACACCCGTTTTGCTAATGCCCCCTCTGTTGAAACTGGAGGTGAGGTATTGGGTGGTGTTCAATGGCGATCACTTTCGGAATCTTATCTAGTCCAAAACCCTAGACGTTATGGCGGTCAAATTCTTAGAGATACAGGGGAACTTCAGCAATCATTAACAGTCGAGGGTCATCCCTACGAGGTATTTAATGCCACAGAATCCGAGATTGTTTTCGGGACGGCATTAACCAAAGCATCTCGATTGCAACGTGATAGACCGTTTATATTTTGGCATCCGATCTTATTAGAAAAGATTGCCAATTATTTAGTTAATTGGGTATCAGGAGAATAAAGCAATGGCAGACGCAACCGCTAGTTTAAAGTTAGGCTTAATTGATGATGGTTTTGCTAAAGGTGTTGGGAATATCTCAACACAGTTAACCTATATGCAGGTCGGCTTAACCGGAACTGGGTTGGCTTTGCCGTTGCTTGAAAAAGGGTTAAGATCCTCCACCTCTGCCCTTGTTATTGGGGCTAAGAATGCCGATGATTTTGCCAGAAATATGCGGAAAGTTATCAGTTTAAATACTGAGCTTTCTACTATTATCGGCAAGGCTTCTAATATTGCTTTTTATGCTCAACAATTTACACTTTTAGCTAAGGGTGCGAGTGATGCCTATGTATCTTTAAAACGCATTCCTGAGACATTAGAACAGATGCAACGTTCAGGGGTAAGCACTGACTCCATTCAGGGGTTTATGACGTTGAGGGATGCCATATCAGGGAGTCAGGTAGCAGTAGAAAGTTTTGCTCAGGTAGCTGTTGCCAAATTAAACGCTGTTGAGAGTGCGTCCGCAAGGGTTGGGACTATCCTTAGATCCTCCACTGAGTTTACAGAAGCGGGTACGGCTAAACGAGCAACGGCTACAGACTTAAATAAAAACAGAAAACAAATTCAATCGTTACTAAGAGATAAATTAGATAATTCAATTACAACAACAGAAGCATTATTAGGACAATATGAAGTTCTATCTGGGGGGTTTACCTCTGAGAAATCATCTCAACAGGTACTAGAACCCGGTCTAAAATTAATCGGAATTGCGGGTGCTGGTGGTCAAGCCGTTGATCCTACTGCTACCCTTCAGTTGTTGACAAAAACCCTCCGAGCCTATGGATTAGAAGCATCTCAAGCTACTCGTGTCAGTGCAATCTTAAACGGTACGGTAGAAAACGGGATTACCACAATTCAAGAATTATCCCAAACCTTTGGACAAGCATCTCAGGTTGCCAAAACCGCAGGAATTAGTATTGAGGATTTAGCTGCTGCCACTGCTGTTTTAACGGCTCAGGGTACATCTACACCCGTGGCGTTAACGGGGATTCAGGCGTTAGCTAGAAGTATTATTGATAAGACACCCGAAGCAGCGAAAGAACTGGCTAAACTTCGAGATTCAGAAGGGAAAAGAATTCGATTTGATATTAGAGAAGTTCAGGAGAAAGGGTTAGCAAAATCAATTCAAGATGTTTTTGAGGCAACAGGGGGAGATCAAACTAAATTAGCTCAAATTCTTCCCGACACTTTAGCTTATCGGACTGCTTTAGGGTTAAGTTCCAACAAAGGACAGGATTACAAGAATGTCACCGCAGCAATCAAAGCTAATGCCAATGCTCAGAGTTTAGATGAAGTTGCTAAAACTGCTACAGATGACAGGATTTCTAGGTTTCAAAAGATAGCCAACCGATTTGAAGAAACTATCATTCAGTTAGGAGAATCCCTCGCCCCCGTATTTGAACCCGGACTTGCTTATTTAGAAAAATTAAGTAAATTTATTGCCAATATTCCCGACCCCGTAAAGAAAGCGATTGCTTCTTATTTATTATTTAAAATTCAAGTTAATTCCGCAGGGATAGCGTTTAAACAGTTGGTTGGTGCTATCGTTCCGGTTATTACTAATCTGGCATTATTAAGAGTTATTAGTTTAGCATTGTCCGGTCAACTCGGAAAACAGATCGGAATTATTAAAGAATTAATTATACAGAAAAAGGGCTATAGATCGGTTATCAAACAGATGATCGGGATAGATCAAAGCCATAAGTTAGCAATAGTAGGAAAAACAGAAGCAATTAAAGGGGCTAAATCTGGATTTCTTGGTTTCGCTGAAACAATTAGAAGTACAACGATTGGGAAGAAAATAGAAGAAATTACCGAGAAATTTACAGGACAGAAAGAAGCTATTAAGAAATTAGCAGAAACTACCCAGAAGTATTACTCAGGGTTGAAAGACGTTTTGGGTAGTGGTGTAGATAAAGTGAAGGGTTCTCAACCTTTGGAAATGGATCAACAGGTAGAGGCTTATGCAGCAAGGCGACGGGCTGAACTTGAGAAAAACATCCCAAGCGTCCCAGATAGTCCTATAGAGACTCCAGGGATTGATCCAAAACTAAAACGGGCTGAACTTGAGAAAAAACTTCGAGATTCCCTGAACAAACCAAGCGCTCCAGATACTTTTAAGCGAATACCAGAAGTTGATATCGAGGTTCAGAAAGAGGAGCGACAATGGGAACTATTAACGGAACTAGATAGACGTAGGGAAGCCAGAAAGAAAAAAATCCAAGAACGAGAAACAAAAGGCGGACAATTAGCCGTCTTGGGCAATAAGACAAGCGCATTGGCACGAACTAAAGAATTCTACGAGTCACAAAGTCTAGTTGGGGATAGTATTAAGAAGACTGGTCTTTTACAGTCTGTTACGTTGGGGATTGGTTCAACATTTGCTTTAGTTGGTGACAGAATAGGTAAAACTGTTACTGGTATCAGGGGAAGGATCTTAGAACTTAGTAAAACTATTAAGTCTATAAATTTAACAAAAGGATTCGAGAATTTAAACAGTGTCTTTAATTCTCAGAAGGAAATACTACTAGGATTAATACAGAGATTAAAGCTATATATTCTCACATTAAAAGATAAAACTGTAGAAGGGTTTAAAAACTTCTGGCAGAATGCTCAGGATAGAGGAAAAGCACAAAGCGTTCAGCCTGAAGTAGTTGGTCAGATTGAAAAGATTCAACAGAATAGCAAAATAGCAAAAAGTAAATATCTCGACAATCTTAAGAGTGCCACTGGCGATGTAACTATCAAGTCTTTACCAACATCATCTGAGATAACGAGAGTTCAGAAAACTTTTAAAGGTAGGGAAGAAGAATATTTTAATAATCTCAAAAGTGCTGCTGTTGATGACTTTAGTTTATCACAGCAGAAACAAGCTCGCGCACTACTAGGATCAGGAGAAGCCGCATCTCAAGCGTCTAGTCGGTTTGGATTTCTTCAGTCTACAATCAATAAAGTCACTGCGTCATTTACTGCTTTAGGGGATAAGGCTAAACTAGCTTTTGTTGGGCTTCAGTCTGGATTAATTAAGTTTGCCGGGATATTCTCAAATCTAAATATTGGGAATAAATTAAGCAAAGGATTTGAAGGGATAACAGCTGTTTTTGGTAAACAGAAAGAATTATTTAACGATCTCAATAAACAAACAAAAAATTACATTGGCAACCTTAAAGATTTGATTGCCAATAAAATACCTGGATTCAAAAAAGCCCAACAGTCGCAAACAATTGTTCAGCAGAAAAATATTTTTGATTTAGCCAGAGGTCGGCAAACAGCAAGTCCTATAGATTTAGAAAATCTAAGAAGTGCTAACGCCGATGGAGTTAACAGAAGATTGGGATCATCATCCGAGATAGTGAGATCGCGGAGGTCATTTGCCGAACAACAAAAAGATTATTTCAGTAATTTAAGAAGTGCCAATGTCGATGATTTTACATTGATAGAAAAAGCTCAAGCTAAGTTTTTGACTGCATCAACCCGAACCACAACAGCAGTCTCGAATCAATTTAAAACCTTAAAACAGATAATCAGTGTCAATACTTTTACATCTATTTTTGGCATTTTAAAAACTGGTTTTGGGCAAGTATCAGAAAGTCTACAAGGCTTACCCAGTAAGATAAAATCTTTTCAAGCGTCCATTTCAAACGCTGGCTTTTATTCCCTGGAGATTTTAACTAAAAAAAGTAAGCAAACTTTTGAATCACTCAAGGATCTTCCTCGCCAATTAGTTACCTCTGTCTCCAGCCAGACCAGCGAATTTAAAAAGGCGTTAGATGGATTTTTTGGAAGTGTAGGAGCGGCTGTTGAATCTGCGGGAGTTAAAGCAGAAAAAGGGTTTCAATCATTAATTGGTCTTCCTGGACAATTACCAGATCGGGTAAATCAACAAGAAGGATCGGGTATCCCAAGACCGGTGCCTCTGGTGCCTCTGGTACCTGTTGGAACTTTTGGCGACTTCATGGCATCCAATCCAGAAGTTGACGATCCACGCAAGCCAACTAGAGACGAATTAAGAGAACGGGCTAGAAGACGCGGGGGTGCGAGTATAGGGGACGCTAGACGGGCTGCTGAGGCTAGAAGATTATCGGGAATAAACGAGAGGCTAACAGTCTGGCAAGCCATTGGTTATGTAGGGGAGAAAACAGGTAAGGCGTTATACGCAGGGGCTAAAGAAGGATTTGAATTAATAACAGAGTTAGCTGGTGCAGCGTTAACGGCACTTGGCCCTATTGTTCCACTTGGTTTAGCCATTGGTGCAGCGTTTGTATTTGCAGGAAAAGAAATTGCTCATATATTTGGTTTTGGTACAGCCAATGCTATCAGTAAGGGCATTGATGAGACAACCAAAGCTCTCAAGGCACTAGAGAAGGAATCTGGAAAGGATGGGGCTTTATTGGCATTCAAAGCCAATTTAGTCGCACTCTCGGAATCCAACACCGGAAACGCGGACGCACTCGATCCCCTCAAAAACAAATTAAACGAATTAAAAGAAGCTGGCAATCTTACCTCTGGACAGTTTACAGCTATGTCCAAAGCCATGCGGAAAGTAGGGGAGGATGGGAAAATCACGGCTCAGGAATTATCAATACTTCAAAATCAGATTGAGGCTTTTAGAGCAGGCGCACCGGGTGAAATTGAGAAGGGGATTGGGGATCGGATTGGGGAATTCTTCTCTCTGGAGACAATAGGCAAAGTTACTAATTTTATAGGAAATCTCAATGCTGCGGTTATCACGACTCTTTACAACCCACAGAAAGGTATAACAACTGTTGCAGAAGCAAACGCAAATAGAGAAGGCGATCGCCTAATCAAAATGCTGTCCGAGCTCAGAAAAAAGATATTAAATCCTGTAGGCGATAGGATCAAGGAAACCGTCGAGCAAAATAAACAATTAACAGAGGGAATATTTTTAACTAAAGAAGCTCAGGACTTAGCCGCAAAAGGCTCTCAAATTCAAGGGGTAGCTTTAGAACGGGAAAACAAGCTAACTAACGACTTAATCAAAGAAAACGAAATCTTAATATCGGGCTATCAATCCCAACAAAAAGAACGGCAAAAACTACTTGACGAGACTACAGACACAGGATTAAAACAACAATTAAATGATCAATTTGATGCTGCTCAATCTCAAATAGATAACCTTCAAAAACGCACAGAGGCATTAAAACAAGCTAGAGAACAAATCACCAAATATTATAATGAAACGCTACCAGTATTACAACAGGCGGTGGTGGCTTCGTCTGTTAATCCATTAGAGGGAAATAACGCTTTAGATGATGCCTTCTCGGTGTTTAAAGAAAAATATATTGACGAGGGTAAAGTATTCCTAAAAGATGTTCAACAACAAAGAACTGAAGGGCAAGCGGTACTAGATCAAATCCTCCAAAACTATGACCGGAATTTATTAAAAAGTCGTGATGTCGCCAACAAAGTTAAGAGTGTTTTGGACGAATCATTCATTACCTTAACCAAAGACGGAAGACAGATTAAGGGTTCTATCTTTGATATTGACACCCAGAAAAATCTAATCAGTCAAATCGCCCAATTCAATTCTCAAGCGACGGCAGAAAGGATCTCCCAAATAGAGTTAGAATCCTCTGCCACAGTAACCGCAGGGCAACTCCGTCGAGCGTCCGAGGAAGATGTTATCAAAAGAACCTCTGGACTGCAACAGGAAAAATTAGGTTTACAGAAGAAACAACTAGAGTCAGAACTTGAACTTCGTCTACAATATGGAATCAAAGTTATCGACCTTGAGAATCAACTTAAACAGATAAACCTTGAGATTGCACAAGCTGAATTTAACGCACGGGAAAAGCTAATCCAGAAACAATTAGAACAAAAACTTCAAGCGTTGAATACCGAGAAAACCTTGATTTCTGCACAGGTAGCTGAACGGGGTTTATCAGAGGAAGATGCACAAGCAAAGGTGGCGGATTTACAGATTAAAGAATTTAAACTAAGAGCCAATGAATTAAAGAGACAACTTAATCAATTCAAAGCCAATGGGGTTAAAAATGTTGAATTAGAGAATGAATACGCACAAACTAGAAACCAAATCAGAGAAGCTGAAGCCAAGGAAAAAAACCGATTAAAAGATTTAGATTTTGAAACCCAGAGAAAACAACTTGAGAATGAGAATCAACGGGCGGATCTAAGAAAACAGGCTTTAGAATCTGAGTATGATTTACTCCAAAAACAAGCGCAACTTACAGAAAATATTACCAGTAGCAGGAATCAATTAGCTGATACTGAATCGCGTTATGTGCAATCACAGCTACAGAACCAAGCTAAGTTAACCCGTGACCCATTAAAACAAGCTGAAATTGAATTAAGAATAATTAAAGAAAGGGAAGTTGATTTAGTTCGGACTCAAAAAGCTGAATTAGAAAGTTTGGCTACCCGTCAAAAACTTGCAGATTTGGATTTAAAGCGTCAAGTTTTCCAGATTCAATCACAAAAACTTGAGGCGGAATCCCAGGCTCAAATCCTAAAATTTGAACTAGAAAGGGCAACCAGGCAAAAGAGATCGCCCGAAGAAATTGAGGCGATTAAACTTCAAATTCAAGGCAATAAACAACGGACTGAATCACTTACTCAACAACTAAACTTAACGGGTCAACAAATAAACCAACAGGGAGAAATAAACAAGAATGAACAAAAACGAGTTAGATTAACCCAACAGATTGAATCAGAGAATGCCAAAATTGAAAAGAAATTAGCCAAGCAAAAACTGATACAGGAACAGATTGATAAAGCTACCAAGCCGTTTGTTTTAAGTCAGCAACAAATCCAACAGGGATATGATAAACAGACGGCTGCACTGGAAAAACAGAATACAATCTTTAGCTTTCAAAAACAATTAATTGAGGCTAAACAACGGGCTATCAGTGACAGGTTGGGTATCGTTACCTCTGAACTGGGTTTAGCTTCCCAATTAATAGTTAACGATAAACAAAGACAGGTATTAGCTCAGGCGACGGCTACCATCAAATTAAAGGCGTTAGATCAGCAACAAAAAGCCGAGCGCGAGGTCTTGTTGCTTAATCAACAGCAAGCTAAAGTTCAGCAACAGATTGATGCTATTAAATTAAAAGGGCAACAGGCTCAAAATAAAGCTGAGGTAGCGCAGGCACAAGCTGATTTGGCTAAACTCGAAGCGTCAGGAGCTACACCAGAAGAAATCGTTGCGGGTCAAATGAATCTTGAAGCGAAGCTAATGGCAGGACAAGGATTAGCTTTGCAAGCCTCACTTTTACCCTTACAGTCTCAACTATTGGATTTTTCCCAACAACAGGAAATCATGAGTTTAGACCAAAAACAAAAGCTAGACCGGATGCAAGCTAAGTCTGAACTAGCTAACACATTGCCAGAGGGAAGACAGAAAGCACAACTAAAGCAATCAATTATCAATGAAGCCTTGAGTGATGTTTTTGGTAAGAAGGTAACGGATTGGAACTATACCAGCGTCCTAGATCAAATTCAACGAGGTAATCAAGCCGACCTGAATAAATTAATTACAGGGAAGGATCGAAGGGTGATGCCTCGAAATATGGGATATGTTTATACTGACTATGGGAAAGCCCCCGAAGTTCAGGGGTTAAACGTTCCATCAGATCACGAGGATCGAACCTCAATGAGACAACGATCAGGGTCGGTTTATATAGATTACGGGAAAGCCCCCGAAGTTCAAGGGTTAAACGTTCCATCAGATCGCTTTGATGAGATATTAAAAAAAATACAATCACTAAGCGATCCCATTTCTCCTGACTTACGGATGGGGACACCTTCCGCACCAAGTCTTAGTATTGGCCAGACGGAGTACACTCGATTCCAACAATATGCTCAGAACGTAGAGAATAACGTCAAGATGGAAGTGGGGGGGATAAAGATAACAGTTACTTCGCCGGGTGATGTTGGTAAAGACTTAGAACAGGAAATGTTAAATACTTTTGATCGGATTATGGTGGAAGCTAAGAGACGGATGTAAATTGTTTTTATTAAATTGTATGTTCTATACTACAACTTAATAAAAAATGATACAATTAATAATAACAAAACCCCTCGCGGTGCGCTTAACACCCAGGGGTAGTAACTACTATTAAGGAAATAGTCACATGGATAATATTACCAGAGCCGAACGTTCTACAGTTAAATTTTGTGAGGGTGTCGAAGTCGATGGGTATTTATTGCCGTCCGGTGAGTTTAGGGTTGGCAAAATTTCGACTGCGCTGGCACTGGGATACGGAAAAGATTGGGTAACTCGGACTATAAACGGGGTCGCATCGGGTAAAGGCAAAGACGCTGAAACCCTTGCCCAGTGGGGATTTAGTGGGGTCGCATCCCCTGTAGAAATCACTGGATCGGCTAGAGGGACTACAATCTCGGAAACTATCAGCTTAAAAGATTTTCGGCAATTGATTAGATTAGCTGCAAAGAGAGGTAAACCACAAGCTGAAGCGTTACTGGATGCCCTGTTAGACGTGGGGATTGAGGATTGGTTTAGATTGGCTTTCGGTCAAGAGCAACTTACCCTAGAGGAAAAGCGCAATAGATTTTATAAAGCATACGCGGCGACTATTGACTGGTTACTTGAGGATAGGCAGGAATTGAGATTGATTGAGGATCAAGAATTATTTTTAGCTGGCAACTGGAATTAAGCATTTAAAAAGGCACGGATTTAACCCCGTGCACCTATTTTATGGATTGAAATAATAAAGACAATCCCAACAATTATAAGAAAGTTGATGGCGGGATTAATCGAGATGGGACATTCTCTAATTCAAAAACCCCTTGCGCTCCGGATAGCGGATCTAGCCAAACCTCTAAAGGATAGCCTGTGCCTAACTTGTCTCTATCTGTGGCACTGTTAGGGATTAATTCTTGATCTAAGACAAAATCAATCTCAATCGGATATCCCACGCTAAGGGTCATCGTCCCTGTGGCAAAAGGTTTATTATTCAGGTTGCCTTGAAAAACGATGGTAGAAGATATAGATAGAATCCTGCGCTTGCGTCTTTCCCCATTAACAAAATAGGTTAGCCGATCACCTGGACGCATCGAGGGATTAAAAAAAGTGGTGAACTTTTCCGTGTAACTGTTCCGAGCGTTCTCTATATCCAGATTGGTTTTAATTGCCGTCCTGACTTCCCCTATAGTTTTCGCAAAAGGAAAGCTCATTGACCCCGATACTAATTGATCAAAGGGTGTTTTGTTCGGCGCTGATGGTGTCCAGACTTTATAACGGTATCTCTTAGGATCGGATTGGTTTTGCTTTTCCTCTGTTTCTGCCGGGTTCTCCTCCTCTACCCGCTCCCAGATTGGAGGTAGTCGTCTTGATGATTCCGGTCTACCTTCAACTTCCTCTGTTTTGTTTTCTGCAATCTGAGAGCCAAAACCCGATCCGTTCCCCCCTGTTGATGATGATTTTGTATAGGCAATAAAAGTATCTTTTTCGCTATCTCCAGTATTCCTATATCCCGGCGTGTTTAAACTTCGATTAATTTTTACCTTGTAGGATTCAGAGGTTTCCGAGCCTGTAGTTAAAGGGGGAAATTCTGGCTTTTCCTTTTCGTTATTGGGTTTCTTCTGATTAAATTCTCTGATTGCGGGATTCCTGGGATCTTCCATTGATGCCATAGCCCTAACTATTTTACTCCTAGCTGTAACAATATAAGGTTGTTGAAACGTCCTGTCTATTGCTGCCAATCGTCGGCTCGTTCCGTCTGGCATACACCACTTAACCTCATCAACACCCTGAACCGCCGCGTCTTTGTAATATTTATCCATTGGCTCATGATAGTAAGTCTCCCTCTCAAAGATAGAAATTCGCTGCGGGGTATAGGCTTTTCCTGCTAATTCCTTAGTCATTCGGTCGGCTTCGGTGGCTTTGTCTCCTAGTTCGCTATATCGTTGTTGAGATGAGAGTGTGGGATATTGTTCCGTTGGATCGGCTTCTGAATCTGAAACATTAATTTCTGGCTCCGTAGCGAAAACGTGAAACCGCCATCCTGTTTTTTGATAACCCAAATATAAGCCTTCATAAGCGGTTTCTCCCTGACTATAAGAATGTTGGGTTGTAGTTTCTTCTATTATTTGCCAAAACCCTCTAACGTCAACTTTCTTTAACTTCCAAACGCCCTGATTGTATTCGTAAATATCCTTAGCTAACGGCCCATTGAAAGCATATTTTTGTTCTGTAACTTGAAACTCAAAACCATCAATAGTTTTAATCTCTCGTTTAACCTTGACGTAGTTTTGTCCAGACTTCCAGAAGGAAACCGACAAATCATTAATATTAACTGAATTAGGCGGTGTAGCTGCTATATCAGGGTCTTCTGTCCTTTGCTCATATTTGCGCTGTCTCATTCGGTATTCTGGCAGTGTAGGCGCTCTATTCCCTTGATTTTCCTCCTTCTGTTCCTGGAACTTTTCAAGAAATTCTCCCGTGACTTCTTGCTTCGGCCATATATAAGAAGCCCCATAAATATTAGTTACATCTTCATTCTTTAAGGTAATAGTCTGTTTGGGTGTGATACTGTTTGGCAATCCCACAATAATTTCCTGTTGAAAGGCGGAATTAGGGGTAAGCGATCGCTGTTTACCTGTGGAACAGTTAACAGAAATTGCCGATAAAACATCCGTTTCTTGTAATAGCCATTCCTTTGTTGAGTCCCATTTTTTGCAGTAGACAGTATCAGAGTCCGATAAATCTAAAAAACAATTATTCTGTCTTAACCTCGACTGAATTTCACTCCTAGGTATTCTCCCTTCCTCTGGACTAACATCATTGGGGACTGGTATTTCCCCCTCCATTCCTGATAACTTCCCCCCAGCTTCACTGCAAAGCCACGTTAACGTTCTTGATTCAGCTAATTTACTTTCGGGTTGCGATGGGCTGTTAGTTAAGCATTCAGGGTCAACACCTGAGCTGAGTGAGAAAGCATGGTAAGAAATCTTCCAATCCCCAGAATAGAGAATAGGTGACAGTCCATCCAGAGGATCATTGTCATTGTACTTTCTGGGAACCAAAGGAACCTCTGTATCAAGCCACCAATGGGGATCTGTTAAGGAAATTGAAACCTCTATTTTTGGGTGCGATAACTCCGATCTCATCTTTTCATTAATCTCTAGCCCATCTACTCGCCACCCAATCCCGAACGCTTCAAACTTTGCGCCCCGGCATAAATGTTTCAAAACTAAACTCTTATAACTAAACCAAGTCTCGAAACTCATCTGTCCGTTTTGAGATTGTTCTAAGGATGTGGAATAACTGAACTGACCCAATAAAGGCAACCATTGTAAAACCGTTGGCAACTTATCTATATAGTCAGTATCGTAATTAATATTAGATGTGTTGTTGACAACCGATATCTTAATGGGTGTAGTATTTGCTGTTACCTTAACTCCCGATACCTGTACAGCTAAATTTTGCGGGGCTGTGAGGATGGTTTTGGCTAAAGACTGAACAGGAATAAAGGTTAATTCTTGGGATGTAGAATTGTAAACCGCTTGACCCTGTACCAAGTCTCCAGCAAGTGTTTCGGGCGGTTTGACCGTGTAGCTAATCCCACCAATATAGACACTCGTAGCACTGCTATAGTTTGGGACTGATACGGTTACGGGGTTGGCCGGGGATGTGACTTGAATATATTTTGGTTCTGAGTATTGAGCGATCGCCACCTGTTGAGTATAGGGATTATAAATAAATTCATCCGGTGCGAGTTGTGCCGTGTCTACTGATTCCGATAATTGGTAAACCTTATTATTAACAACAACTGAGACAATCTTCTGACTTTGAGGTGTGGAGATAATTAAAACCGGATCGGTCGTGGGACTTACTGCTACAATAGAAACATCATCTTTAACTAATATTTCCTTACTTAACCCGTCGGGAACTCCCAGGGATAAACCAAAAGCACCGGACTGTTTAGTATTTAGATTTAATTGCGGGGTGTTTAATTTTAAGTACATAATATTATTATAAATTCATAAGTCTATTCTAATTATAATATGGCTGTAATCACTGGCAAGTTAATTTTTGAAACTCCATCCTCAATCAAAGATAAATATTATGAAGCCCTGACCTGGAGGGATGGCGACGGTGCAATCCGTAAATCCTACTTTAACGACAGTGGAAACCTAGAGTTAATGATTCCGGGTGACAAGTATCAAGAGAACCCCAACCCGTCCCCCGGCTCCGTATCTAATCGCTTCGGCGGTGACTGGGTACAAGTTAGTAATATCCGGTTTGGCTTCTCGATTGACGTGATTGAAGAAATGGCAGAATTGCGTTTTATCTTTCAGGAATTAAGGCGTTACCAAGGGGCAACTATTCAAAGCAGTAAATCATTTAGGGCTTTAAGGGTTTGGGATTATGTAGGGTTTGATATTGCTGATTATGCCACGGGCGTTACAGAGCGTCATGTTAAAATATTAGGGATAGAACCTCAAGGGGGATCGGGCGTGATGCAAAAAGGATCTCAACAGTGTGTTAGTGGTAGTGTAACTAATACCCCCGACAGTCCCAGACGGTTTTTAGGGCAACCATTTAAAGTTACATTTGAGGAGTTTGGACACCGTGAAACCTATTAATGTCATGACAGAAATAAAAGGAAAATATCAAATTTCATTATGTAGAGGTCAAAACTGTTGCCCTCAGTTAATCATTGAGAATGGTAAGTATATTATTACCGATGATTCCGGCGGGAGGGTTGTACTGGATAAAAGTAATATTGACGAATTAATTAATCAGTATCAGGAATTTCAGGATTTAAAATCACTCAAGGAATGGTCGTTAGGTAAATAATGCTATCTGATTTAATTGTTTTCCTATTACTGTCTCTCGGTTTGCGGTGGTTTATTTTTAAGCACTCCCTACTCTATCCTGTTCGGGTGTGGCTTGAAAGCTCCAAGGCACAGTCATTCTTTAGTAAATTATTTCAATGCCCCTACTGCCAAACCTTTGAGGCTTCTGTTATTGTGTATCTGGTACTCATGCCATTTTCACCTGCTATTGGGTTTCTAGCAGGTTTATTTAATGGCTATGTTGCGATCGCAGTTGAAAACTTAATTGAATCCCAAATTGATAAGTTTGAGGCAAGAAACGAAAACAAATAAAAAAGTAAGTGCGCTGCAAACGGTTAGGTTGAAATTGCTGCATAAAAAGTTAGGGATTTAAGCGATATCAAATAGACTCAATTGTTTAAATTCAGGTTTGTTTAATTCTTTAATTTCTATCTCTAATTCTGAGTATTCCCTAGGTTGGTTAATCCTGTCACAAGCAATATCAAAATACTCCTTTTCCTTTTCAATGCAGATATAATTACGTCCTAATTCTTTGCAAGCTAAAGCCGTTGTGCCACTACCACAAAAAGGATCTAAGACTATTCCATTCTCAGGGGTGATTAAAGTTATTAAATATTTCATCAGGTGACGACTCTTGACCGTTGGGTGAGTGTTTTTAATCTCTCCACTGTTTGACCTATCACTAGGGGATGCCTTGGCTTGATAATAGACGCTAGGGATGGTTTCTGGGTCAAAAGGGAGTTGCTTAAAGAATCGTGCGGCGGTTCCGGTGTCGCCAAAACTTGATTTGATAACACCACTACCTTTATATGATGTTGTATTGTGATTGCCTTGTCCTTTGCCGCGCCCTATAATACCAACCCCACTTGTACAAATCCCACTTTGTTCCCCAATCACCATCACCGGACAATCAGGGCTATGATTATCACCTTTGCAATTAGCACCGCAGGAAAGGATTAGGTTAGCAGGGTATCGTCCTATATCTTTAGGCCCTCTAGGACATGTTACATTTCCTATACCAACGCCAAACACAGTTTTATGGAAATCGCTTGATTTTGTTGGGTTTATCCTATTATTTGGGTCATTTTCTTTTACACCAATTCTTGTAGCCTCAATATTCAAACCACCAACGCCATGTTTTAAAATATTCCTAGCAATACTTGATTCTGATATAGGCTTTTGAACTAACCACCAACCCTCAACGGCTGGTTTTAGTGCCGGCGTTTTCCATCCGTCCCATTGTTTAGCTTCGGGGGATTTTGGGGTGGTTTCACACTCATTACGGGCTAATCCTTTCCAGCAATCATTTTCTCCCCAGTTTTTATAATTAGGTCGCTGCGTGCCATCTGGTCTAGTTTTTAGTCCTATAACTTCCCTTTCTTCCCCAAACAATTGATCGATTTGCTTTGAAATATCCTGACTTTTTGGAAATCCTTGGCCCTGTGCAACATGGCAAATATCAATAATTCTAAACCCTGCCAATTCTAAAGCCATACCCGTCCAGTGAGATGTTCTAGGGAGACTCCAAACCAAGCCACAAGCTCCGGGTTTCATCACCCTTAAACATTCTGCCATTATCTCAGATAGCCAATTAATCCAGTTAAGCATACCCCCTTTATTGTGGTCAAATTCCTTTGACATAAAGCTAATTCCTGCGGGTGGATCTGTTATCAAGCTATCAAAATAATTGTCGGGAATATCCTTTAAAACTTCAAAACAATCCCCATGAATAATTTGATTTAACATTTAGTTTAGTTGAGTTGATATTATCAGCAAATCTTTAAGGGTAGAGATTCAGTCTCTACCCTTTTTAATTGGTGGTTTTAACCAAGATTTCTGCCAACTATTCCCCAATAATCATCTGGCGATCGCCTTTCTGATTTGCCCACAATTCTCGAACCTCATCAACCAACTCCGCAGGGATATAGTCGGTTTGAACTGGACGCATTGCTTTAGAAATTAGATGATCTTTACCGCAAGATTCTAACCATTTTTGAAAATCCTTTCCAGTTTTGAATTTCAATTCTTTACCGAGTTGAGCCAATGATTTCCCACGAAATACAGCTAACTGTTTTCCGTCTTCATTCATAACAACTGATTCAAACTGGGTTTCAGTTTCTCTCACTACTGCGTCAGGACGACCTTGAATGAGTGCCAAAGTTCCCACGCCATGAAGTGAAACAATAGCGGAGCCGGTTTCTAAAACAAGCCTTTGATCTCTCATGCTACTAGCTTGGGCTTCAACGATTCGGACTTGTAACCGGAGAAATTCTAGCTCATCATTTTGTTGGGGGATGACGGTTTCAGCTTCACGGGTTTTGATGACAAAATAGGCTTGAGCTTGTGCAATTTCCGGTTTTCGGGGGTCGCCGTTCATAGCCGTGAGATAAGCCCCAAATCGAGATAATTTGTAATCTTCTTTTGGGCGACCGCCACTTTTTAGGATTGACACTGAAAAGTGCTTACCGACTTCGTTTGAGCCTTGCTGTGCTTCACAAGAAACCATTGCTCGTTCAATGGCTACCTTAAATTCATTCCATCGGGGATATCCCAATAAACTCATCAACTCCCGTGCCAACCAGTATTCGCAGCCTTCACGGTCAACGCGCTTAATTGAGTCAAAAGGGGATTTGGATTGACTGTGATCTTGATTGCCAGATAATGCTATATTAGACATAGATTTCCAATAAATTATTACAACGTTTTTGAGAAAAGCCGGAGAAGGTAGAAAACCTCTGGCTTTTCTCTTTTCTATTATACACCAAAACACTTTAAGCTATTTATTCCATTAACTCCCTGCTCTCAACTTTCCTAATTCTTCCCTCTGATTATTTAACATCCCAACAACCTTAAATAAATCTTGATTCTTGCGGGTGATGCTACCCTCCAAAGCATTAAGTCTATTTTGGCGTTTAATGCCCGATGCCGACCCATCTAACGGCTGCTCTTTGAGTGCGGTTATTTCCCGTCGCAGTGTTGCCATTTCAGATTGAATACCCGTTAACTGTTTCTGGGTATTTACTATCTGACCTTTAAGGATTTGGATTTGCTCATTCTGTAATGGCGGTAATCTCAAGTCTCTAACATCTTGAATAACCTCCCCTAACTGCTGTTGTTTAATCTGTTTTTCTAGTTGTAACTTACTCAGTTGAGCCTCTAACTTTTTAGTTCCTTTCTTGGCAATACTAAGCTGTTGAATTTGTTGTTGAATTTCAGATATTTTAGGCTCTAATTCAGTCAAGGCTTGATTAAGAATATTCCGATCTCTAATCATTGCCGAGGCTTTATCAGCTTGATAAGTTAGCGGTTCTATCTTGATTTCTCTCATGTTCAGAGATTGTTTCAACTTATTCTCAATCTCATCTAATTGTTTAAATAGTTCCCCCCTCTCGATAGCTTTTCCTTTCACATCAAAGAATACGGGTTTACCAGCATCCTGTCTGACCTTCTCCCATATTTGTAGGGTGTTGTCTGCGTTATCTCTAATTAGATTTGAGCTATCAAGATTGTATCTATCAAGTTGTTCCAATAGAATATTTTGCTCATTTAATAATTTCTTCTGAGCATCATTTAAGGATCTAATTCCATTCCCTGTTACCTCTCCCTGTTCCTTGAGTACCGTATATTTACGTTGCCAGTCTTGATATTTGCCTACGGTTTTCCGTAGCTGACCCTGTACATCATCGGGCTTGATTGATTCCCTGACTTTGACATCAGACGCTTTTTTACCATCTAAAGATTTCCAGAGTTTGTCAACTCGCTCGTAACTTGACCCCTGCCAGTTGTCAGATGTTGATGATTTAATTTGGTTCTGCCAGTACACGGCTTGATCTTCTGCCCATTTTAAAAACTCGCCTTCCTCAATTAATCCATTTTCAGTAAATACTTTAAACTGGGTATCTTTTTTGAGTGTTCTAATACTGGACTGGACAATACTGTACTGCCTTAAAGTTTCGTCAGCTAACTGTCTAATGGCTTCATAACCCACTTTTTTACCAGTAAGCGGTAAAAAAGTTAAGTCTTCAGGTGAAAGCCCGTTAGCATCAAGCCACCGCCGAACCTTGAGAGCTTTTCCCGTGGCATCAACACCATCATCAATCTTTTGACCGATATCAATTAAAAACCCTATATTCCAATCCTGACCTATGGCTTCCAACTTTTTAACAGCATCCTCAATTTGATTGATGCGAGACTCAACCATTGGGGATAGATTCTTTTCCCATGATGGAGTCTGTTCATCCCCAAACCGTTGTTTTTCGTATTGCTGATAGGTTTTATTTTGTGACTTTAAAGACTCATCAAGGTTAACCCGACTAGCACCAGCTAACGCTTTTAACCGTTTAGTTTCCTCTGCAATCTCACGGGATATTTTGCGCAATTCGACCGCCGCGTTATACGTCCCTATGTCAGAGTCGGGGATTTGGGTTTTGGTTATGGGAAGTTTAGAGGTATCAGCTAGAATACCATCAATTTCTTTCTGCAATTGTTCAAGTTTTTTAGTCTGTATAGCGATATCAGAAATAGTGGACTTGGCATTATCTAATCCAGGTCTAAACCTACTCTCTAATTCCTTTTTGAACTTAGGGACTTGAGCTTTAATATCCATAGCATCCTGAGTCAACTTGTCTAACGGTTGTTGTCTTTCTATCTGACTAAACGGCTCGTAGGTTTGCTCGTAGTTTTTAGTTTTCTTAACTCTATTTTCCCAATCTAATATCTGAGATTCAAGTTCTTTAGCTTGTTTTTCTAGTTGCGCTCCGGTCTTTAGATAACCCATTCTCCCTAAGATTGATTCAGTTTGATTGGTTGTAGCTGTGAGGGTTTGATCGGTTCTTTTCAATAGTCTAACAGAACTATCAATCTCGGCCTTAACCCTTTTTAGTTCGGCGCGAAGTGATGTCAATTCATTTTGAATATCACGCCCAAAAAAGTTCTCAGGGTAAAGAGGATCTAATAGGTTTTGATAGTGGGATTGGAGTTCAGTTAATTTAGATTGTAAACCCTCTAGGTTTGTTTTTTCAATCAGATTAGACACGGGTTCTATAATTAATTTAGCACGGTTATTTGCTTGTTCTAGCCCCGCTATTTTCTTGTTAGGAGGGATGAAACCTTTAGACATTTGGCTGTCTATCTCGTTAGATATTTGAGCCTTTAAGCTATTGGTAGCATCGGACAGACTAGATCCTTCATTCCCTAGATTCTCAACAGCTTGGTTTCGTAGTTTGGCTGCGGGGGTGAGATTGGGGATATCTAATTGATTAAGTGCCAGATTAGCTTTTTCAAGTTGTAATCCGATGGCGTTGGCTTTTTTTTGGGCTTGTTCTATTTTTGTTTGAATCCGAGCCTGTCTAACTTCTCTAATTCTAATTTCTTCAGGTGAGACGAACTCCTTGGGATTCCGTTTGTTCATGCGACGAAGACGGACATTAAATCTGCTCTCATCGGATCTAATTTTAGCTAACTCAATTCCTAGATCCTTGATTTCTTGTAAGGCTTCGCGTCGTTGTTGTAGCCCGATTTCCCTCTGTTTGATAATTTTACCAACTGCAATCTCTGGAGTGTCTAAAGTCACATCATCGGGAATCATTGGGACGTAATCATCCAATCCCACAACCTGACGTTTTTCTTGTGCTTCGATTGATTTAATTTTATCTATAGCTCTCTGTATCCGGTCACCAGAAATACCACGCTTTTTGAGTCTACGTTTTAAATCACTCCATGACTTAGAAGGTTTATCTTTTAATTCGTCAAAAATTGCCTTGGATTCTGAACGGGAAAATCCCAAATTCTTTAACCATAATTCCGAAGGACTGGTTAGTTTTTCTAATTCAATCCTGAGTTTATCTTTATCAGCTAAACCCTGCAATGTTTTAAAGGCTTTACTTTTGCGAGATATCCCCTTGACATCCAATAAATCATCAATAGAACTAACTTTATTCTCTTGTAAATAATTGATTAAATCATCTAATTGTTTTTTAGGTAAAAATTCTTTTAATCCCTCTCTAATTTCTTCAGGCGTGGCGCTGTTTAACTCAACTCCATTTAAAAATAATCGGGGTTGAATCTCAATCACACCTTGACCCGGCAATGATTCAGTCTGATTCTTGCGACGTTGACGGATCTGTTCTGCCGTCTGCACCTCTCCCGTCGCTTTGGCTATCCGGTGAAGTTGAGAGGCAAGGGCAACATCTACAAGTCCCCGTTCAACAGCCTCCCTGACTGGAGATGGGATCGAAATTCCTGGTGAAGCGACACCCGACCCCGGAACCCGTGCCTTTTTCTGTGACAATAGAATCGCTGCCAAGATACCCGCAGCTAACCATTTGGGCGGTGCATTAAATAACTTTCTTTTTTTAGATGATTGGCTGTCCTTGTCTAGCTCATCTTGATTAGAGGGATCTGCCAAACGGGGAGATAGTACACAGCGACACATAACGTGCATCGGGGGTGTATTAGCTGAAACAGTCTCTATATCATTAAGATCAATAGTCATCCCGTGGCGGTCTTCGCACACCTGACAACGGCGATCATCCATGATTGACAGGAAAACAACATGAGACACTAAACCCGAATCCTTGTAAGTCTGCAACCTTCCGGCGTTATAAGCAAAAGTCAGTTCAGTGCGGGCTATCTTTTCAGCGCGATTCTTGAAACCCTTATCACCTAACTCTGAATTGATCCGCTTGAGAAGTTCTGATCTGTTTATCGGTTCCCCTGTTTCGGATTGGGGTTGGATTGCTGCAAATAGATGATTCTTAATTTTCCCCCATTGAGTTGAGGAAATATCGGATGCTAGGGTTTTTGAACGATTAGCGATCGCAGTCTGAGCAGGGACATTCTCTATAGATGCCAATTCCGTATCTAGTAGATCCTCATCAAAATTAGCCGTTCCCTTTTTCTGTTGAGACTTAATTTCATTGTTTCCATGCTTCCGCCCGATGTTCCAACCCCCTAACCACATTCCATAAATTGATTTAGTCAACTCAGGAATTAAGACGGCTTGATAGTTTTCAATTGCCTTTGAGTCCTTGGTTCTAATCGCTCCGTCTAAATCCTTTAATGCTTTAGAAACCACGCGACTAAAGGCATCGGTTAAAGTATTAACCCCACCACTCTCTAATCTATTCAGATTAATTTTTATCGACTTTGGCTTAACGTAGTCGGGTGTTTTAGCCCGGAATATTGCGGAACTATTTGGAGAGAAAACGGAGTCAAACATAATCTTTTCAATAATTAATTATTATAACATCAAGTAAACAATTCTCTAACCTTCTTAACAGATACCTCCTCTGGATTAAATTGCTGCTGCTTAACTTTTTCCTTGAGTACATCCTGTTCTGATACCCCATCGGAAAACGTAGGATTGGGACAAGATGATCCAATGATCACCGAGTCCCCTGCATCCGGTGAACGTTTCAGTCTAGCCCGGACGTGCTTCTTACTCTCACAAGCTATCTGTCTATCTTCCCCACCTTTTCCCGATAATGAGTAACGGTGTGATGATAGATCCTCGAATACCTGATCCTCAATATCTCCGAGGGGTGCGATCGCTATTTTCCCTAACCTTAACCCGTCCCTAAGTTTCCAGAATAGCTCGGTCTTACGGTTTGAAAACTCATGGTTATTTTCAGCAGATTCTCCAAAAGCACAACCACGGACAAAATACCCCTGTTGTTTTAATCGTGCTAACGTCCCTGCACCCACGCCCGTTTTATCAACCGCAGCATAATAAGCACCCCCTAGTTTCCTAATCTTTTCAGCAACAATATCAGCAATTCTAATTGTGTCTAACTCATCCCCTTGAGTGGGATATAAGACTACTTCATAAAGGACATCACCGCGCCATAATGCAACGGCGTGACTATCCCCTCCATCCCCAACATCAACCCCAAGTCTCCAAGGCGAAATAATAGCCCGTCTATCCCAATACTCAGGATTAAAGTCGTAGCGTTCCCTTGCAGCTTTTAACCAAGTGGAAGGGATGATTCCCTCGATGATATCTTCTGGAAAAATACCCTCTACCCGACCTTGCCAGAACACAGAAAACTCACCCTTGTCTTGCCTGACTTCTTCAATCCATTTCAGGGATATAGCGCCGGGGATGACATCATGGGGAAACTCGGGGGGCCATTTATCCTGAGTTTTAACTAATCCATTTGAGTCTAAAAGTTGAATTGCCACCGATGGTTTTAATCTATGGATTAACCTTAACTTACCAGCCGGATCTATCACTTCCTCAAGTTGATATGCCCAAGCCACATTAGGGTGATTCCATGCAGGGATTGTAATATTAGTGCGATCGCAAGCCTTAGAGAATGGGGATTGTTTATTCAGAGGGTTGCCAATTCTTAACCCTCTGTTTGACGATCCGGTTAGGCATGACTGAAAACCATCGTCAATAATTTCTGAGATGCCATCCGCTTCATCTGCTATGAGTAGCAACCTATCCGCGTGTTTACCTTGGAATGAGTTGGTGTCATAGTTGCGAGCGGTGAAACCATAGGCCCGTGCCGTCTCGGATTTCCTGACAAATAACTCCCCACGGGTTCCGCCTAACTTTTCTTTGTTGCGGTCATATATTTTCCGTATCTCAGACCAAAGGATTTGCTTAACCTGATCCTCTGTTGGGGCTGTAGTGATTGCCAGACCGTCAACGGCAAAAACCCACCACAAAACACATACAGCCGAACCGATAGACTTTCCTACCCCGTGCGCGGCTTTAACATTTGTTTCTGGGTTATCTCGGACACTCTCAAGGAATCGCTGTTGATCCTCTGTTGGTTCGACTCCAATAAACCGAGAGAAACCTACGGGGTCATTTTTAAATCGAGTTAAGGAATTACGACCGGATT